TGGTTGGTGATGCGGCAATCAAAGTAAATCAGGCGGTTCCTGGCTATTTCGGCGAGGATAATCTGCGCGAGCTGATTGGAGTGGCTGCGGATGGCTGATATCGCTGGAATTATCAGTAAGTTTGAAACGCTGTTGAGATCCAACCCGCAGCTCCGGAGCGCAGCTGTAAAAGCGGCCAATGGAACGCTGACGGTCGCTGAAGCACAGCGGGTCGCCGGGGTGGCTGGAAAGCTGATCGGCGAGCTGATGACCGGGGAGCTGTCATATCTGAGCGCGGAAGGTGCCTTGCCGCTTGCGGATGCGCTTGCGGTTGTGCCGCCTTCGCTCAGAAGAAATCATAAGTTTATCGCCTCGCTAATACGTGGGCTGGAAAAAGATGGTGAACTTGGCACCATCGTTCCGACCTTCAACGCGGATCGCGCTCGCAACTTGGCGAAATATGTCTCGGAATACGATGTCTTCGATAATCACAGGCAGGATTTCCTGGAACTAGTTGAAAACAATTCCAGAAGCATCGTGGACGAATCGCAGGAGCTGACGGCCCAGGTACGGTACGAGATGGGCTACACGCCGACGATCACGAGGACAACGCTCGGCGAGACGTGTGAATGGTGCAATGCCCTCTCCGGCACGCGGGAATACAACCCGCAGACGATGAGCCGGGATATTTTCGGCCGGCATCGCAATTGCGATTGCCTGATAGAGCTTAATCGTAACGGCGGAACGGAAGTAGTGAACAACTACAGCCGGCGAAACAGAGATGTGAGGTGATTCAGTGACTACGGCAAGGGCGAGAGACGGCCCCAAAACAACCGAATAGAGGAGGGAGTGCATGGACGTCCGAAAGGGCAGCCAAACTCCCTCCCATTCCGTGATCCTGCCTTACACCCGCTCAGAGGGTGACGAAGCGTGCCGGATTTATGAGATGACCGGCCGCACAGCGCAGGAATGGCAGCGTCTTCTTTTGACGAACATTCTCGGTAAAAACGACGAAGGTCTCTGGACTCACACGAAGTTCGGTTATGCAGTACCGCGCCGAAACGGCAAAAACGAAGTTGTCGCAATGCGTGAGCTGTACGGCCTTCGCGAGGGTGAAAAGATCCTTCATACCGCGCACAGGACAACGACCAGCCGGTCGGCATGGGAGCGCCTGTGTCAGCTGCTTGACGATGCTGGAATCGAATACAAGGCCACGGGTGCCCTAGGACAGGAAACCATTCGTCTGCCTGGCATGGGTCGAGTGCAGTTCCGAACGAGAACAAGCAAGGGCGGCCTTGGTGAAGGCTTTGACCTTCTTGTGATTGATGAGGCTCAGGAATATACGACGGATCAGGAATCGGCGCTTAAATACGTCGTGTCGGATAGCCTGAACCCTCAGACAATCTTCTGCGGAACCCCGCCGACACCAGAGTCCAGCGGAACCGTCTTCATGAGTCTCAGGGATGAGATCCTGGAAGGCAACTCCGTTGACGCCGGCTTCGAGGAATGGAGCGTTGATAACCAGTGCGATCCGCATGACCGTGAAGCCTGGTATCTGACAAATCCGAGCCTCGGCACGATCCTGACCGAGCGCAAGATTCTAGCGGAAATTGGCAGCGACAAACTCGACTTTAATATCCAGCGACTTGGGTACTGGGTGCGCTATAATCTCAAATCGGCCATTAGTGCAGCTGAATGGGACGAAGCTAAGGTTAAGACTCTACCTGAATTCACAGGAAAGCTCTTTGCTGGAATTAAATTCGGGCATGACGGTGCTAAGGTTTCGCTCTCCATCGCAGTCCAGACCAAAGACAAACGAATATTCGTGGAATCCATCGACATCCGCCCGATCCGGGCCGGACACGACTGGATTCTTTCGTTTTTGTCTGCGACGGATCTGGGCGGTGTTGTGATCGACGGTGCAAATGGCCAGAAGAGCCTCGCTGATGCTATGAAGGATGCCAGGATCAAGGCGCCAGTTGTCATGCCGAAAATCGCTGAGATCATAGCAGCTCATGCGGCATTCGAGGAAGAGCTTTTCGGGCATCGGATTTGCCATGCTGGACAGCCCGGCCTCGTTGAGAGCGTGACCAACTGTGAAAAGCGCCCGATCGGATCGAATGGTGGCTTTGGCTACAGGTCGATCAAGGACGGCGTTGACGTATCTTTGCTGGACTCTGTCGTGCTGGCAGCGTGGCTTTGCCGGGAGAACAGTCGGAAAAAGAAGACAAAACAGCGGATATCCTATTAACGCGGGTACAGCCCGCATCTACGCTCACCGAGCGGTTAATCGGGAAGGAGTACGACAATGGCTGAATTTATGCCGATTACGACGCAAGCCGAATTTGATGCGGCGATTGCGGACAGGCTTTCCAGACAGGAAAAGACGATTACAGCGCGATTTGAAGGCGCGATGCAGTCTGCTGATGTCGAGAAGCTGAAAACAGGATACGAAAACACCATCGCCGGTCTGAAAAAACAGATCGAAGAGGCTGGAGTTAGGGAGGCAGAGAGCGCCAAGCAGCTGACCGAACTTAATTCCAGAATTAAGGGCTACGAGACCGACTCGGTAAAAACGCGGATTGCCCTTGAACTGGGTCTCCCTTATCAGATGGCTGGACGGCTCACAGGCGAAACGGAGGAAGATATCCGCAGAGATGCTGAGGCGCTGCGCGGCATGATGTCGCAAGGCAGGCCGGTCGCTCCGCTCGCCAAAGAGCCTGACGGCGTGAGAAATGCCGACGAAGCGCTGCGTGGGCTGCTCTCAAATATGAAAAAATAATAGAGGTGCGTTATGGCAAACACATATACGCAAAAAACGATCACATGGGGGAATGGCCGCAACAGCCTCTTTGCCGGCACGCCTCTGGATACTAACGGCAACATAGCGAACAATGCGGACGCTATCGGCATCCTTGCCGAAGATCTGCATATGCCCGACAGGACTGCGACGGTTCTGACTGCTGGAGATTGGGATGAGGACGCGCACAGGGATAGCGGCATCATCCTGAGCCATGCGTGCAAGGCAAAGCTGTCGGAGATCACTTTCGCAAATCCGCCGCAGAGCATGGTCGACAGCACGATGCTGTCCGAAGTGCTCGCAAACTATGTGCCGAACTCAAGGATTGCCACGGTCGAAGAGGCTGGGATCATATTTCAAGCTGCCGCCGTAGCAGACGCCGAAGACGCGCCAACACAGGCCGATTATAACGGCCTTCTGGGGGCGCTTCGAGAGGCTGGCGTCATTAACACACCGGCAGAAGAGCCGGCGAAGCAGGACGATCCTGCGGATGAATAAACAGGAGGTTAATTATGTCTCTTCCGAATACTGCGAATGCTATCGCTCGTGGAACTCTGTTCCCGGCTGAACTCGTGCCCGAGTTCTTCAACAAAGTAAAGGGCAAGTCTTCTCTTGCCAAGCTGTGTGGTGCTTCTCCGATCCCCTTCAATGGGATTAAAGAATTCACCTTCTCCATGGACAACGACGTCGACATCGTCGCCGAAGCTGGCGCGAAGTCTGCCGGCGGCGGACAGGTCGGCTCTGTGACCATCGTTCCGATCAAGATCGAGTATGGCATGAGGGTCTCCGACGAGTTCAAGTACGGCTCTGAAGAAGTGGCTCTGGACTATCTGCGCGCCTTCTCTGAGGGCTGGGCGGCGAAGGTCGCTCGTGGTATCGACATCATGGCGATGCACGGCGTCAACCCGCGCACCGGCCTTGCGGCCAGCACGACCATCGGCAACAACTATCTGGACTATGCGGCGTCGACCAAGATCGTTTATCTGAACAACAGCACGACTGTTGACGAGAACATTGAGGCGGCCATCGCCGGCGTGCAGGCTTATGACCACGACGTCACCGGCGCGATCATTGGCAACACTGCTCGCGCTGCTCTGGCTGCGCTGACCAACAACAACGGCAAGGTTTATCCTGAGCTCGCGTGGGGCGGCCAGCCCGGCACGCTGAACGGCCTTGCGGTCGACTTCAATAGCACCGTCCAGTTCAACTCCGCCAAGGCTCGTGCCTATGTCGGCGACTTCGCCAACTGCTTCAAGTGGGGCATTGCCAAGGAACTGCCGCTTCAGGTCATCGAATACGGCAACCCGGACAACGACGCGACCGCCGGCGATCTGGCTGGACATAATCAGGTCTATCTGCGTGGCGAGGCCTACATCGGCTGGGGCATCCTCG